TGGCTGCCCGGTCAAGAGTAGCAGTAGGCAAATTAGAAGACAATATAGGCAATCTAGATAGAGGCGATGATGGTATTATCGCAACAGGCGAAACGCTAGTTTATAATGCGAGTACGGAAAAGTGGGAAGCAGTTTCATTGCAGGACAAAGTCGATGCCGCGGTGTCGGTTAGCAACAATATAGATGGTGCGGTCGAAGCATCCATCTCTGCTGGTGTAACTCTAGATGGCGGAACATTTTAAAGTTAGATAAACAACAAAGCATTATAAACTCAGGAGAGAAAAATGGCTTCAGTAATTCAAATTAAAAGATCCTCGGGCAATACCGCCCCAACGACATCGCAACTGGCAGAGGCGGAACTCGCTTATGTACAAGATGCATCTAATGATGGTGTTGGTGGTAAACTGTATATCGAATCAGTCGATAGCGGCGCCAATGAGGTAATTCATGTTATCGGTGGTAAATACTACACTGATGAAGTTGATGCGGCAACTGATTCTAGTACTGCATCTACAATCGTAAAAAGAGACGGCTCTGGCAATTTCTCTGCTGGCACTATCACCGCTGACCTAACTGGTGATGTAACTGGCGATGTCACCGGCACCGTTTCTAGCATTGCAAACCATGATACGGATGCATTGTCTGAAGGTTCTAGCAATCTTTACTTCACGAATGCAAGAGTTGAAAGCTATCTCTCTGGCGGCACTGGTATCGATTTTGCTTCTGGTGTAATTGATCTGGCTGATACTGCGGTAACTCCTACTTCTTATGGTTCAACGACTGCGATCCCTGTTATAACTATCGACCAGCAAGGTCGTATCACAGCGGCAACTACTGCGGCAATTGCAACTTCTTTTGATCTTGCGGCTGACAGTGGCACGACTGATACTGTTAATGGCGGCGAGACGCTGACAATTGCAGGTACTTCTGGTGAGATTCAGACTACTGTTACTAACAATCAGGTTCAGGTTGGTCTCGTAGCTAACCCTACTGTATCTGGTAACTTAACTGTATCGGGTAACTTGACAGTAAGCGGAAGCACAACTCAAGTTGATACCACAAACTTGTCTGTAAACGATCCGTTGTTTGCACTTGCTACAGGTAACAATTCGTCTGACGCAATCGATATTGGTTTCTACGGTCTGTATGACACAAGCGGATCTCAAGACCTTTACTCTGGTCTTTTCCGTGATGCGTCTGATGGTAAGTGGAGATTGTTTAAAGATTTGCAATCTGTTCCTACAACCACTGTAGATACTGTAGGTACAGGCTACTCGGTTGCATCTCTTGTTGCTGATCTCGAAGGTAATGTCATTGGTAATTTGACAGGAAATGTTACTGGAGATGTTGTTGGCGATCTTACTGGTGATGTTACTGGTACTGTTTCTAGCATTGCAAACCATGATACGGATGCATTATCTGAAGGTTCTAGCAATCTTTACTTTACAGATACTAGAGTTGGTACATTCTTGGCTGGAGCAACTGCTAAAACTATCAACAACGCCACAATTGACGGCGGAACATTCTAATAAATAAATGAAGAAGGGGGGAGATTATTCCCCCCACACTATTTGGAGATGATTATGGACGAGCGTTTGGTTAACAATTATATAAATGTTTTGGCTTCTAAAGTGAATGAGTTAAATTTAGAGAACATGCTTTTGAAATCTAAACTTGCTCTTGCTAATGAGGATTTAGCAGAACTAAAAAATGCACAAGAGAAATTAAATGGCGATAGTAATAAAACCAAAGCGAAGTAATACTTCAACTGCTATACCCTCAACTACCGATTTAGAACTCGGTGAGATTGCAGTAAACATACCTGATAAGACTATCTATGTTAGAGATAGCTCAGGTAACATACAGACTTTGGCTAATTATTCTGTGGCTGATCCAACATTAGTTTTTCCTACAGGTGACTACGGCAATTTTGAAAGCTCCGGTACAGATGCATTTGGATCAACAGTGAGCATATCGTTTGATTGTCTAGATACCCCAAACGGTACTGTAGCAACAACTGATTTGGGATCAATAACTTAAGGTAAAAGAGATGGCTACTCAGGTACAATTTAGAAGAGGAACAACAACGCAAAATAATGCGTTTACTGGTGGCGAGGGTGAGCTATCTATCAGCACGACTGATTATCACCTTCGTGTCCATGATGGAACTACACAAGGCGGGATTTCTCTTGCGCTTGCGGATTTGAGCAATGTGTCGATTGACACGGATGGAGTGAGTGAAGGTTCTAGTAATCTTTATTACACAAACGCTAGAGTAGATGCTGAAATTGATTCGTATCTTTCTGCGGGCACTGGGATCTCTGTTGCGAGTGGAACCATCTCCTTAGACTTTGGTGATTTTGACACAGATAATATATCAGAAGGCGCATCAAATCTGTTTTATACTGATGCTAGAGTCCAATCTGCTATCACTGGCGGCACTGGTATTTCTAACACTGCCGGTACGCTTGCAGTTGACTTTACCGAATTCGATACTGATAACCTTGAAGAAGGGTCCAGTAATTTATTTTATACTGATGCTAGAGCCCAAGCCGCATTGACTGGTGGAACGGGTATTACAATTACTGGCGGGACTATTGCAGTAGATAGTACAATTGCAACTGAGACTTATGTTGATGTCGCGGTCGCTAATGTTATTGATTCTGCTCCCGGTGCATTAGATACATTGAATGAACTGGCAGCCGCACTAGGCGATGATGCTAACTTCTCAACTACTATCACAAATAGTCTTGCAGAAAAAGCTCCTATTGCAAGTCCTACATTAACAGGAACAGTAACTTTACCAGCAGACACTTCTATTGGTACTGTTAGCTCTGCTGAACTCGGGCACCTTGATGGAGTTACTAGTGGTATTCAAACACAGTTAGACACACTAGATACAGACAAAGCACCTAAAGCAAGTCCTACATTTACAGGAACAGCAACTTTACCAGCAGACACTTCTATTGGAACCGTCAGTAGCACTGAGCTTGGATATGTTGATGGTGTCACAAGTGCGATTCAAACACAGATTGACACAAAGGCGCCCATTGCTAGTCCCGGACTTACTGGAGTGCCTACTGCACCTACTGCGGCAGAAGGAACAGATACAACCCAAATTGCAACTACTGCTTTTGTTCAAGCCGCGATTGCGGATCTGCAAGCAAGACAATATGCGGTTGACCCAACTTAATAGCAGGAGAGACTGATGGCACTTGCCTCAAGACAAGATTTAATTGATTACTGTCTGCGAAGACTCGGGTTTCCTGTCATCGAAATTAATGTAGATGACGACCAAATAGAAGACCGCATAGATGACGCTATTCAGTTTTGGCAAGAGTATCACTTTGATGGTTCTGAGAAAGCCTATGTAAAAAGGCAACTAACAGGATCTAGTGTAATCTTATCTGCAAGTTTAGCTAATAACTTTACCGTTGGCGAAACAATTACAGGCGCAACATCAGGCGCCAAAGCAAAGGTAGTTTCTACATCTGGAAACGAAATTATCGTGGACAATGTTTCGGGTACATTTACTACCTCAGAATCAATAAGCGGAGATCAATCAGGATACTCTGCCAATACATCTGCTGCCAACGCATACACAAAAGGCGATTTAGAAAACGGCTACATTCCTATAGGCGATAATATTTTAGGTGTAACTAAATTATTTAAGTTTGGTACCGTATATGGCGCCAAATCTGATGGTCTGTTTGATGTTGATTATCAGTTTGCTCTTAATGACATGTACAATTTACTCAGTGCAGACCTTACATATTATTCCATGGTTAAGACACACATGAGTACATTAGAAAGTATTTTTGTATCTGATAGACAAATTAGATTTAACAGAAAGACAAACAGACTCTATCTTGATACAGACATGGATAAGACTTTTAATGTAGGAGATTATGTAATTGCAGAAGGCTATGCATTAGTCAGTGGCACCGAATATACAGAAGTTTACAATGATATGTGGCTAAAAAAATATGCCACTTCTCTTATAAAGAGACAATGGGGCGAGAACATGAAAAAGTTTGGCGGCATACAATTACCCGGAGGCGTGATACTCAACGGAGACCAAATCTTCCAAGAAGCAGTAGCAGAAATTCAGCAGGTCGAGGAAGAAATGCAACTAAAATATGAGTTGCCTCCCTCATTTATGGTAGGATAAAATGCCAACAAATTTCTACTTTCAGTCTGGAAATACATCTGGCACTACTAATGAACAGCTATTAGTAGAAGACCTAATCATTGAGTCCTTAAAAATTTATGGGCACGATGTATTTTACCTGCCAAGAACATTTGTAGACCGAGACACTATTTTCGATGAAGATACGCTGTCTCAATTCACGCAAGCATATCCTCTAGAAATGTACATGGAAAATGTAGATGGGTTTGAGGGCGAAGGAGATTTGTTTAGTCGTTTCGGATTAGAGACAAGAGACCAAGCAACATTTGTTCTTGCAAGGCGAAGATGGGAGGAGTTAGTAGAGACATCCGGCGGCGAATTTGTCAGTGGTGGTACTCGACCAATGGAAGGAGACATTCTCTTTTTTCCTAAAACAAAGTCTCTGTTTGAAATAAAATATGTACAATTTCAAAATCCTTTTTATCAAGCAGGTAAGCTGTACACATTCAGAATGACTTGTGAGTTGTTTGAATACAGCGCCGAAGAGATTGAAACGGGTTATTCCGAAATTGACCAGATACAAGATGATAATTCAGTTGACCAGAAACTCTTTGAAATGCTCAAAGAAGATGGGGACAAACTTCTCCTAGAATCTGGCGGGTCTATTATCAAAGAAGACTATGCTCTCAAGCCAGCCGTTGCGGGAGACAATCAAGATTTCGTAATACAAGAAACGGCTTCTGATATTTTAGACTTTACTGAACTCAACCCATTTGGTGAAATAGATGTTTAAGGGCCAGCAGTTTTATCACGAACATGTACGAAAGGCAATTATCGCTTTCGGAACAATCTTTAATGGCATAACCATTGTAAGAAAAAATAGTGACGGGCAAGCTATTCAAAGTCTACGGGTGCCCTTAGCATATTCCACAAAACAAAAATTTCTGAGTAGAATTGAAAATCAGCCGACGGTAGAATCTCGTGGTGACATTGCAATGGTCTTGCCTAGAATCGGATTTGAAATACTTGGATTGAATTACGATCCTACAAGAAAAATTTCTCAGATACAAAAACACAGAAATACAATACAAAGCAATGCACTTAATGTAAAAACACAATTTGTGTCTACTCCCTATGATATGTCTATATCGCTGTATGTTTTTGCAAAGAATCAAGAAGATGGGTTGCAGATACTAGAACAAATTATTCCTTATTTCAATCCAGATTTTAATGTCACTGTAAACGATCTCCCTGAGATGGATATCAAGCGAGATATTAAAATAGTTTTAGACGGCATCGCCTATGAAGACAATACTGCTGGAACTTTTGAGGACAGACAAAGCATAGTTTGGTCTCTTAACTTCACTATGAAGTTAAACTTCTATGGTTATGTTGCTGACCAGGGAATTATTAGAGAAGCAATTGCTACTGTATATCAAAATCCAGAACTCATTGGTCCATACGCAAGACGAACTTTCAGTATAACCGAAGCCACAGCAACCGCAGTCGCTACTATTGATTCTGGTTCAGTTAATTCTATAACGCTTTCATATGCAGGCGACGGGTACTTAACAGAACCAAATGTTATTGTAGAAGGTAATGCAAGAGCCCATGCGGTCATGGATGGAGACAAGATAAATAAGATTGTTGTTGACGATCCTGGTTCAGGATACCTTGCCGCGCCTACTGTTACTATTGATCCTCCCGATGATGGTGTTCAAACAATAGATGATGCATATAGATTTGTTGAGGAGTTTGACCAGACCTATGAATGAGAATAAAGTGTTTGATGCACTTGATAAGACTTTCGGCACAATGACAAAAGCCGAAGAAGTCAAAAAGCCTATTATCACGATGGGTCAAAAAGATGCAAATCTAGAAGATGATTTTCAGGAAGCTCGCTCTACATTAAAAAGAGCAATGGCTTACAGTGAATCCGCGGTGCAAAGTATTTTAGAAGTTGCGCAAAATAGTGATAATCCCAGAGCATTTGAGGTTGCTGTACAGGCTATTAAACTGATGTCTGACCAAGCAAAAGATGCTATGGAGCTACAAGAAAAGAAACAGAAAATAGACATCACGGATCCAAAGCAATCATCTAGAATAGAAAATCAAACCAACATACTTTTTAATGGTAGTACTTCTGACCTGTTAAAAGCAATTAAAGCAGAAGAAGACAAAGTGATAGAGCATGAGCCTGAATCTGGAAAATAACGAATCGACTTCTTATCACGGCAATCCCAATCTAAAATCAGTAGGATACAAACATGATTGGACAGCCGAACAAGTAACTGAGTATAAAAAGTGTATGGATGATCCCATACACTTTATAGAAAATTATTGTAAAATCGTTACTCTAGATACCGGTCTACAGCCATTCAAACTATATCCCTGTCAGAAAGGAAAGGTCGATTTTATTCTTAATAATCGGCGATGCATTCTAATGGAAGGTAGACAGCAGGGAAAAACTGTTACTGCGGCGGCTTGCATATTGTGGTATACTATATTTCAAGATAGTAAAACCGTTGCTATCATGGCGAATAAAAGTAAGGCGGCGATGGAAGTACTTGCTCGTTATCAAATCATGTATGAAAATTTGCCTATATGGATGCAACAAGGCGTAAAGACTTGGAACAAGGGTGATGTTGATT